TAACAAGAGTTGGTTCACTCCACCCCGCATGGCCATCTTAAAGTTAGCCATTGCTCGAACGGCCAACGGAAGCTCCCGCCCTGTTAAGGCACGGAACTTAGAGGTAAGAGCCTCTGTGTGGTGGTTCATCTGCACCAAGCCGTAGATGGTCGGTTGGATGTTGTTCGCAAAACCCCTGAAGCCGTAAGGCATATCCTCAAGGAGTCGTGTGAACGACATCATCGCATACGATGTTTGCCCCACCCCTTGCGTTTGTTGAGACAACGACCTATTGACGGTGCGAATCGACATCCCCGCCTCTCTCTGACCCGTAATCAGGCTTCTCGTAAGGGCTTCACGCTGATGCAGGCTCAGGTTAGAGCCGTCTACAATCCTTTGCTGATTGGCAAACGCCGTGTTGATGTCAGTTACGGATATTTGCAGAGACTTACCCGCAGTAGCAGATCGTCCAAACAGCCTATCAATTTCAGAAACCGTTCCCACACCCGTAGATGCCAATCTGCGAAGCTCTAACACCGTACCTTTCACACCGTTCGTGAGGGTACGAAGTCCTTCTTGGGTCGTTCTGTTTAGGTCTTGTTGCGCCTTGGCACGACTCGCAAGCACCCCTGCGGAGTTGTTATTTGACCTATTGACCGTTTCTTGCGCCCGTACCAACTTGTTCTGAAGTTGATAGAAGCTATCCAAGTCCTCGCCGGAGTCTTTAAGGCTCGCTCCATAGGCTTTTACCTTGTTCTCAAGGTTGGCGAAGGCGACATTTGCGCCCTGCATATCACCGGTAGCCGAAAACTTATTGATAGCCTTCTGTATCTCTCCGGACAGACCCACAAACCCCTTGAGCGCCTTATCCGTGCTACCCACCATCTTGTCCGTCGATGATGTCAATTTCTTGACCTCCGTATCGACATCTTCTATTGCCTTGGCGACACCGGACGAATCCACGTTAATCTTAACGTCAATCGTTGATCCGGATGCTCTCATCTTCGCAAGAGCCTCGTCTATGGCTGAGGTCGAGTCGGAGGATAGTACGAACCTGACGCTATATTCTAGGTTTGGCATCTCGCTTTGGTGGGGCTATGTATTCTGCAAATCGTTTAGACACAACCGCTTCCGCAATCATGTCGGCAGGATTGTCGAAGTTACGCAATGCCTTATACAAGTCAAAACCCGATATCCAAAGGCAATAGTACCAATACACGCCAATGTCAGTCGTCCATTGCTGACGCTCCATCGTAACGATTGAAGGCTCCTTTCCACCGCCATCTGCAAGAGCAATGTTGCACCGTGCAAAACTCTCTTCTGCCTTCCTTAGAGATACAGACGCTGCCTGATAAAATCCTGTTCAGCCCACACAAGGATACCCAACTCAAATTCATCCGATAGATAGAACTCGATAGGTGGCTTCTCCTCAATGAACTCGAACAGAAGCTCTGCCTTACGCTTCCAAAACTCGGCACGCTTGGCCGGGTCGATCCTGTCCGATTCGTTTTTGTTGATGTAGCCCTCAATCTCTGTGGCTATCTCAAGGAGCGCCTTGCGACGTTTCTCGCTATAAGGTAATACACGGGCGTACTTGCCCGTTATGTTAACGATTCTTGCATCCATACTGACCTCTTTTATTTGTGTTTAATCTTTCTCGAAAGCCGTCAACCCGTTTACACGAAGCGCAGGCAGGGAAAAGCCCACAATGCCAACTTGCGATGCGCCCAAAAATGCGCCAACCCACCGAGTTGCAGAGGTTGGGTTAATGGTTATGGCCACCCTTGTTCCAATAGGTTCTCCGTCAAAACTAGAATAATCTACCCTAGCCTGCTCTGCAACCGTTACTGTTCCTGTGTAGGTAGCGACAGATGCCCTGCCCTCACCCGCTGTAGTTTCTTGCCGGAACGAGAACGTGACAGGGATGCCTTGGAACGGGAATAGGTAACGGGATGTCTTATAGGCAATCCCACTTGCACCCAAGGTTCCCACGTAGAAGGCGTGACCGCTAACGGTATTTGTTCCAGCGCTACTACCATCACCCAACGCAAACCCATAAGGCGTGCCGGTGATGCCTGACGTAACTTCAAACACGTTTAGGAGCGAATTGAACGCTCCCACAGAACCTCGTGCAATACCGCCTGAGTACCCCTTGACCGTCCGGCGTTGTGCTGAGATGCGGAATACGGTTGAGTTGTCCACTTGATCCACCGCAACAATCCTCACCGTATCGGAAAAGACGTTCGTATTCGTGTTGGAGGGGTTGACCCTACCAAACTGAATGAAACCATCAATCCCCACACCGGATATGATGCACTGTTGCCCTACCATTGCCATCAAGTCTGCCCTAAGGGTGGAATTACCAAGAACCCGTGCTTCCAACTTGCATAAGAAACACAATAAGTATGACTGATCGTCGTCGATAGTTAGGGTGTCTTCTTCTTCTTCATAAAAGAAGCCACCTGCGCCATCAACACCGTCCTGAATAGTCGTTAACGTAACAACCTTATCATTACCGGTGTCATAGATGGCGATTCGGCGGAGTTTTGCAATCATTAGGAGAATACAATCGGGTTGGTGGTTACACGTTTTTGACCGAAGATTTCAAACCCACGACGACCATTTGCATTCGGTACGTCCTTACCAATCAGGCGGACACCCGAAATAGTCATCGTAGCGGCTCCTGCGGCTCCTGTGAAGGTGATGATTACGGGGTCAACTGCCGTAGCACCGTTGAATTGGACACGTCCTGAGTCATTTCGGACATCGGCATCATAGGAAGTAACACGAAACGTCACCAAGTAGGAGTTCAGAATCATCTGAGAATCATCGACCTCGATGGTTTCTTCCTCTACGGAGATTTCCCGCCCTTCAACGGCGTGGGTGTTGTAGCCCGACACAACGGTGTTGCCGGGAGCGGTTCCAATGGTAAATTGGGTAAAGATTACGGGTGCGGTGGTTGACATGGTATCGTCTGTTTTAGGGAGGGTTCTTGTATATAAAGTATAAGCAATACTTAGGTCGTTAACAACCTTCGTGCCTCAAAATTCAGCCTTATGGTTGTGTACCGAATATCTCGTGTCGGTTGAACAGAACCTTTGTACTGAAGGAAGTATAGCATTCCGGAAGTTAATGTAAACACACTAGCTTGCGTAGCCCACACTATCAATGTGTCTTTAAGGGCAAGCATAGGGTTCTCAGCGTTGGCGTTCTTGTCGAACTTGTAGCCAATAACATAGTTGATATCAACGCCATACCTCTGCATGGTGTCCAAAACCCTCATTTGGTCAATAACGACCAAGGGGTTGTCGCCATCTTCATAGATGGAAACACGTGCTTTGGGGATGGAAATACTCTGCAAATCCCCACGCTCCTCAAGACGGGATGGCTCGATGTAGAAACCCTCGACAATCACTCCGGAACACGTAGGTTGTGTGGATAAGTAATCCCTACACGAGCCTGTGAGGGCGTTTATGATGTGGTCTGAGTTCAAAACGGAACCTCACTTCGCCAATCGTTGTGGATATCAGCAGTTTGCGTCGTCTGTACGGTGATTACGGGCAACCCATTTGCCTGTAGGATGGAGCGAGCCGCAATCTCATGGATGAACATGGGAACGGAACCCTCCTTGAGCGGTATAATAGACCGCTTGGCAACAAATTCTTCGTATTGATCCGGAGGCGGAGTACCGTGGTGATGGGCATAAAACAACTCACCCTTCCCCGTAGACCGGAAGTCAATGATAGACACGCCCCTCTTGGCAACAACCCGCAATTTCTCTATGGACTTATCACGGTCTCTCAGGGTAGAACTCCTCGATACATAAGTACCCCTTTGCTTCTTCTTCTTAATGGTATAGTTGGAGAGGAATGGTTTGTAGAAGTCATTACCAAACCCCTTACTCGCACTAGTGTTGGTCAGTATCTCGTCCTTAATACGCATAGCGACCACCATAGAGGCGGCTTGGGCGTTGGCTTTAACCAACTCAGCAAGAAATGTCGATATGTTTTGGATGTCCACTAGACAAAGAAGAATGAACGGAAGTTATCGGCTACCATCTCTATCAAATCCTCCGTCACGCTTCCACGTTGATTGTACTCTTGGAAGACAAGCTGAAGGATGTATTGCTTCAAATCATCGGGGATGGTTGTGCTATCACCGTATCCCGCATTGTATGTTACACGCAGGCGCTTACCCACGTTTTGCTTGAAGCGCAATGTTACGGAACTCAACCCGTCAAGATAGTACCCCGATGAGGTTATAATGACAGGCGTGTTCTCGGTGGTGTATGAGGTTACTAGAACCACATCTCTAAAGGGTGGCCGAGGTAGGGTTGCCGTACTTTGGACGACAGCCCACTCTGCGGTAATTGTTTGCGTTGACAGGGCGATTTCTGCCTTGTCTTCAATGCGCCACGTCATCGCCTTTACGAGCATCGTAATGTAGGCGTTGTCGTCATTATGAGTGACTCGTAGAAAGTCCTTAGTCTCTTGAAGGGAAACGGGTAAAGCCGTTGCCGTATCCCTACGCAGTTGCAGACCCTTTGCGTAATCGTCAAAGACGACATTAATTGTCTGTCTGACTCCGTAGGAATTGTTTATCATTTTTTCTTAGATGGCCTTACTACTTTCGTGGCGGATGGGTAGCTAACCCTTTCTTTTACGGGATCGCTATATTCGACAGCGAGCTTATTGTGAATGGCAAAATCCAACGCAAGTCCGGAGAGGTGGTAAACCTCTCCTTCCTTGTATTGTTTAGGTGTAAACCCGTCAGAGATAGTCGCATTCTTTAGGAAGCGTACTACCATTAGCGGATNGATTTCTCGTTAGGCAACCCAAGGATTGCCACGGCGTAGAATTGACCCGAAGCGGTTCCGGTCTCTGCCAACTTCAAGCGCACATAGCGCAAGTTGTTAAGCACGCCAAACTCGTAATGCCCCAAGGCATTAACCGTTGGTAGTGTTCCGAGGATTCCCGACGAGGAAACTTGCGTCTCACCCGTCATTATGGAGCTGTCGGACTGAAACACTTGAGTAGCGTAGTTGTTCGAGCCATCAAGCCCCGTACCCGCACCTTGGGCAGCATTGACTGCGAAAGACACCCCTTGGTATCCTTGCGTATCAATGATTGCACCGGTGATGAGGGCGGCGGTAGCGTATTGGTTGGCGATAGCCACGCTTACTTTTACGTTATTAAATAGGTCGGAATTAGCCAATTTGTTCTCCTTATGCGTTGGTTACGACGAGTTTGGTGATAGCTTCTCCACGGACAACTTTTCCACCGACATATTTCATGGCGGTGAAGCCGATGCGTCCGGAGCGAGCCTGCGAAATTTCGTCACGGATGACACGCATTTCCATACGGTCAGCAATAACGTAGCCACGTCTGAAGTCGCCGAACAAAGCCGCAATGTCAGATGCGATGAACGCACCCGTAAGCTCGTTCGGTGCAACCAAGTCAGGGGCTTCGTGGACTGCATATCCCAACAGGTAGTCGGGCTGACTGTCACGCAGGCTTGGTGCCCACAGCAACTCGGAAGCTGATGTCGATGCCAAGAGTTTGCGGATTTCACGATAGGTCAGGCGGTTAGCCAACCATACTGCATTGCGCCGGTAGACCGACTTGAGCGAGTACACGGCGTTCATCAATCCATCAACAGACAGGGTCGTTGTGGTGTTGGTTTTTGCCGTGTTAATGTCAGGGGAGTTGACGATACCGAAAGGTCTCGATACCCCACCACCCGACATGAATGCAGTTCCCTCAGCAAGTGCGAATTGCTCGGCGAACTGCTCGTTCAATACAGACTCAATCGCAAAGGACGAATCCTCTTGCATACGGTGAGACGTTTCGGTGTAAGCCGACACCTCATGGTAGTTGATTTCGTCCTGCCCATAGGTAGGCTCGGTCTCAGGCTTCAGGGCAAGCTCTGCTGTCCACGATGCGGTCAAGTTTGAATCAACCTTAGGAAGGATGAGCGACTTGCCCGTGAGGGTGATAGTTCGGGCTAGCGAACGTATCGGGGAGATTTCGGTAATGAGCTTATTCATCTCAGTTACGTACTGTGGCGGGGCAATAAGATACCCTGCCGAGACATCATTGAAGGTGGCTAACGTCTTAGCTTCTTCGGGGCTAAGGTGTGCGCTTCCTTTTTGCAGGAATGCAGCGAATGCCTTTCTCTCCATCGAAATGTCGCTAGACTTTCCGATAGCTTCTTGCAGGAGCGCTTTCTTTTGCTCTAGCTTGACAGCATCAATGTTGTCCAATATGTCATTGAGTTTTTGGTCGTACTCAGCCGCCATCGACTCTTGACCTTTCTTTAGCTCATCGGCTTTCTTGACGGCGAAGTCTCGAACTGCTGCGATGTCGCTTGCTTTGAGTTCCATGTTTTACTTGTTTTGGAGGTTTAACAAGTGCTACAAAGCGCCTTGGAGGTGTTTGATTATTGCTTTCTTCGCTTCCGAATCGAGCCTTTCGACCATGTACTTTGCACTCTCAATCAGGGAGTCCGTGTTCATGGGGAAGATTACTACGGAAAGCTCATAAAGCTGAACTTCCGTGATGATACGACTTTTGGTTTGGGTATCAAAGTAATCTTGCTTTGAGTCATAGCCAATAGACAGGCCAATAGGAAGGTTGTGTTCTAAGCAGAACCGGATGTTATCTGCGGTCTCACGTCCTAATCTTGTCTTGGTATTGATTACCAACTTAGCCGCCAAGCCCTTGTCGTCTTCGGATACATACGCTACGCCAAGGAAGTCCACGATGCCATACTTGTGATCGGCCTGTAGAAACACTCGTCCGTTCTTGTGGATAAGGGTCTGTTTGAACGCACCCTTCTTGACAATATCCCTACCAAGATCACGAACGTCGAATACGCTTCCGTACCCGTTGAAAACTGCGCCTTCTTCGGTAGATTCTTCCTCGCTAACGCCCTTCATCTTGACGTACATCGTCCGGAACGCCTTCTTATTTGGGTTAAAACCCCAATTCATGAGGGAGATATCACGCTTAGACGGGCATCCGTCCTTCGCAGGTTCGCCCTGTTCGGTTCCTCTCATGCGAGAAATGAAGTTTATAACCCGTCCTGCGACCCGATACTCGCCTTTACCCCACTTGGACTTAGGCGTTTGCAGTAGTTTAATGACCCTTTGCCGGACATTTTCCGCTCCAAGCCCACCATTTTCGGGGCGTGAGGCGAGGTTTGCACACTCCGACTGACCCCAACGGGATATTTCGGATGCGCTCATGTTCACAGAGTTGCTGAAGGATGCGAATCTGTCAGACATAGCGTCCTTCTTCATCCTGCCTTCGAGCATAGAACGGATTTCGTCTTCAGGATGACCCATCATTTCGATAATGCGGACAAGTTGCTCTTGGGTAAGCTCGTAAAGATTCAGGTCGTCATACAACCCGTCCTTCTGTAAAGACTCGTCATCTTCACTATCTTCTTCGTCCTCGCCTTCTGAGCCTTCTTCTTCTGAGCCTTCTTCTTCATCCACAGATTCTTCACCCACCACTTCGTCCGCAACTGCGTCGGGTTCAATAGACTCATCCACTTCGCCAAGCCCTTCGCCCGGTGCGCCACCCATTGGCTCCTCGCCTGCACCGGTCATGTCGCCCGTCTCCCAATCGAATACAGGCGCATCTTCCGGAAGGTCTAGCTTATACGGGCTGACGACGGATGCATAGTGATAGCAATGGGCTTTTGTTGGGTCTTCAAACGTCTTCTCCACAAAGTCCATGGCATCCTCGTCGTAGGTAGCGGGTGCAATTTTGATTACGGGGTCTGCTTCGGTAGCAAGGAGACCTTCGTGTTCACCCGCATCAATCACCTCAACAACAAAGCCGTACATCTCCTCGGAGTTGTAGCTCACAAGGTCTCCGGCCTTCATTGTTAGCATCTTGTCTGCCAACATAGCAGCGCCTTCGGCATCGTTCATAGACTGAACTTTGTCCATAGCGCCCTCTTTGCTATCAAAGGAGTCCAAGCGCTCGTTGGTGTCGTCGTTTACGACAACGTATTTATCGTCAACTGATGTGTATGAGTATGGCATGGTGGTGTGTATCAATATCCTAGTTCTGTTCGTCCTTCATCCCGGTTAATAAGACCCGACTCCATCGCTCCGACTACCTTATCGACAACGATTGCTCTATCGCCTTGGATTCCTTCAATCTTATCTATGTCCGGAACGAGTTCAAACCGTTTACCAAAGTGCGGGTGTACAAGACCCCGTGTGATAGTTCCATACATTTTCTTGGCAAGTGGGATGCAGGTCTCCATGTAGAAAGCACGGCGAGATTCAGCGAAGTTGCCGTACTTCTTTGCGTCTGCATCGTTAAGAAGCTCTGATGGAACGCCCCATACTGTGTTGATTTGCCGTTTTTGTTGCATCAACCCATCAATCCAATCCATGTCAATAGGACTCATGGACGGCAATTCCCTCAGCGTAAGCCCACCATGGGCAATAGGGGTCTTGCCTGCGTTGTCCGCACCGCCATATTTGGTGTCGAACGTATCCCTAATAGCCTCTACTTGTTCCTTCTTCAGCAGTTTCCCGATGTACTCAAGGAATACAGGGCTACGTGCGCCACGTTTAATGGTGTTAAAGTTGTGCTTTGAATACTCCGAATGAAGGTCAATGGGATAAGAAGCTGCGGTTATGGGCGACATACCGTACCACCACTCAAGCGGGTTCCATGTTCTCCAATGAATGAACTGATCGTAAGCCACAGTCAGCAAGATTCCGTTCTCTTGGTACTGATATCCCGCAACAGGCCGGGTCGCATTCCCCTGTATAACCCTAATCTTATCCGGTCTCCATACGTGCAACTCCAATACCGCACCACCCGCATCTATGCTGAGTGGTTGGATAAATGAGTTACCCGTGGTTAGGTAGTAGGCAATGAACGCCTCACGGAACTCCGTCTCGGTTTGGTAGTCGTTAGGATTCTTCAGTAGCTTGATAATCTTGTGGTTAGTCACCGTCCGAACCTCACCGTCTGGCAGGGTTTCAATCAGCTTGTACGGGATGGACGCAGTAGACTCATACACCTTCTTGATGGTGGAGTAGGATTCTGCGTTATAGCAGTACCCATCTTTGACCATGGTCTCGAAGTCTTGCTTCGGGGTAATCGGTTGCCCCTCGCCCTGTGTAAATACAGCCGTGAACAACGGGTTGAACATCTTTCGGAGGAAGTTTACCATATTCCGACTCCCGTAAGGTTTTTGGTGTGGGTGTAGACAGCGTATCTCATAGCATCAAGTAGGTGGTCATTGTATTTTAAGGGTTTATCGAGTAGAATCCCACCTTTATCCTGCGCCCATTTATAAGTCTGTAGTTCCTTCTTTAGACTCTCCGAATGTTCATGGATATAAAGTGGCATACTCTTGACTTTCTCTATGCCTTCCGAGACGTTTTTATCCGCAGGTTGGGCATTGATGCCTGAGTTGTATAACTCCTCAATCTTATCAGGAGCTGCGGCATCGCAGTAAACAGGATCATCTCCCAAGTCGTACTCTTGCAAGCGCTCGATAAGTTGGTATGTCGTAAGGTTGGTCTCGTACAGCAGTTCTTCAACGTATAGTTGCTCGTCGTCGAAGGTAACTTTGACCAATGCGGAGGGTGCGTTGTATCCGAAGTCCAATCCATAAACGATGTCTCCTTTAGGTTTGCGTGCATACGACTTCCACTCTTTGTAGATAAGCCCCTTCATGGGAACACCCCAATTACCAAGGGCGTAGATGTTGTACAGGTTCTCGTCCTGCTCTTTAAGCTGCTCCATCTTCACCCGATACTCATCATCAATGAAGGTATTATCCAAGTACGTCGTTCTTGACGTTTGGCAATTCATTAGTGTGGTGTCGAAGAAGCGCCTCTTAATCCAATGGCGGTGGTCAATAGGGTTGAAGGCGAGTACGATTTGTTTGTAGTCAACCATCTTCCCACGCAAACGCAAATCAAGTTGGTCAAAATCTGCCTCCGTAAACTCCGTCGCTTCCTCAAGGAACATCCCCGTNATGCCTGCGATAGACTTAATCTTTTCGGGGTCATCCAATCCGGCAAAGATAATCTCCGAACCGTTCTTGAACTTGATGGTCTTATCCGTCTTATTGATAGACACGATGTCAAGCAGGCCGTCTTCAGCAAGAACGAGTTGGAATAGCTTGAACACCGACTCCCTAATCGTTCTCTCTACCTTCCGTAGGACAAGAAACCGGTGGACGTTATCCATCGCACGGGCAATGAGTTTCTGTGTAACGAAATAGGATTTACCCGACCCTGCCCCACCGAGCAGAACCAAGTACCTTCCATTGTACAGGAAGTCCTTCCGGTAACAATGGTTAATCTTCACTTAGGTTTAACGAAGTCTATCTTCAGCTCAACCTTAATAGGCGCTACGTCCTTCTGCTCACCCGTCCATCCGAAGCGAGACTTCATGTTGATGTTCCATAGCGTAGAGTTGAATGCTTTGTTATCCAATCTCGCACCCTGCGTCTCCCACCACGCCTGCGACAGAACCCTACCCGTCTCAATTACTTCAATAAACGTCTGATCATCACGAAGCCACGCCTCCCAAATGTGNTTNGAGAACCTTCCCCTTGCTTTGTATATCCACTTCTTGATAACGATGTCCGAAGCACCCTCGTCGTATAGAGCAAGGATAGCAGCTTCCCACCCATCAGGTAGGTCAACGGGAGTATATTTTTTAGCCATGTGCGAATCTAAGGATTATATAAGTCAATGTCCAAGCCATCACACCAATCAACCATGGACTGTATGGAGTAATCCCCACACGGACAGGCGAACCGGTTCCATAGGTATTGCTTCCACTCCGTCTTATCGAACTGCCCAAACATCGGGTCAATGCTACTGAAATGCTCCGCTACCTTCGGCACTAAAACACCATTGAGAAACCTCTGCTGACCCTTCGATAAAACAACAGCCCTTTCCAAGACACTCATAACTACCTATGCTTTTTAAGATGGCAAGATACACAAAGCGCAACACCATTATCCATCTCATACCCACCACCCCTACTAACCGGTATAATGTGATGGGCTTGCACATCCCCCGCTCCGCACTCCTTACACACATACCCATCCCTATGCTTAACCATCCTAGCCCACGACGAATGAATCGACCCCCGATACTTATACCCCTTCACCATAGGAAGTCTACTATCAAGGATAAAGTCCAACCCCTTCTGTAGGCACTCCTGCGTCTCCCCACAAAACACCCTATCCCCAACCGACACCTCACCATCCCCAATCATCACTTTATAGCCCTTCACATAAACAATCATACATACTCCTTTTCCCCTCATTATACAACCCATTCCATTTGATAGCAACACCCTTATACAACACCGAGCTATCTCTTCCCATTCCCCACTTTCTTCCCCACACACTTAACTACACAACCCCTTTTCACCCCTAAATCCCCCTATTACCGTAAACAGTTAAGGCAAACATGGTCTTCATCGCTCCCGTATTGGATAAACGTATAGTGTATTGATTGCCCAAAAGAATACATTCTTGGGTGGTATCCCCGGCTCAGAATTATATTTCCTTTTCATTTATCGGCATTGGGGGGTGTCCTGCATCACATTGTATGTGGTCTGTATGTGATTACAAGG